TATACCTTTTGCAAATCTAGCTTCACCACTAGCATCTGTTTGATATGGTGCAAAAAACAATGTTTCATACTCTTGTGCATAAAGTTTCATTTTCTTACTTACTTCAATCTGTTCTGTCCAGTCGTATTGACCAGATCGACTTGGTGCATTGTGACGTTTGACTTGGTTTAGATAATCTACTATTACTACTCCGACATCAAGTTGATTAACTTTTTTATCGAGTTCGGACTGTATCTTAGAAAGAGTAAGGGCTGGATCATAAATAACATCCAACTGTCTTTCTTTATGTAAGGGAAGTTTTGTTAAGTTCTTGTGGAATGTATCAAAGTCATGAGTTTTTTCAAACTCTGGTAATAAGTCATGTCCACCATCAAAACGTCCTGCCCACCAGCCGCCAACTCTACTCCACTCCTCTGATGAAAGCATTTTACTGCGTAATCGTTTAAGTGGAATTTTAGTTGAGACTGAACAAATTCTCTGAAGAATTTGTCTACTGTCCATTTCTATTGTAAAATACAAAGCACTACGCCCTGAATCATATACATTAGAAGCTAGATTACAACAGGTAAGAGATTTACCTGCACCTCGTCTCCCGCCCACAAGCACTAAGTCTTTGGGAGAGAACTGGATTTGAGAGTCGTACTCACTATTGAGTCCTAAGGGTAAGTAACTTGCTAGTTCTTTGTCATCTTCAAACAAAGAAATGCTTTGCATACTTTCTTCAGGTGCTTTGACATCTACCTTGTCACTTACCCTTAAAACTATTTCTTGGAGTTGTTCTATATTTTCTTCTGCTGTTGCCATTGCAACTGTATTGTCGATATACTTATCTAGTTCATCTAGTATTTCTATTTGTGCATATTCATTTTTTAGATAGTCAAGTAAAAGCCACGCGTCTACCTCGACATCTACTGACTCGATTGCGAATATTTTTTCTTGAAGTTTTCGATCTCGCACTTCATATTGGAGATCTTCGAATTGTGGAAGGTCTTGATAATTATCTATATGTTTATCAAGGATGCGGAATATTGACTGATATTCACCAGGTAGGTAATGTTCTTTTAGTTTAGACCATGTGTCAAGGTCTTTCTGAACAATAATTTGTTTTAGTAACGCCGACGCAATATTCAATGAACTCTCCCAAGTAAAATGTACAACAGAAAGCAGGGGTAGATGTACCCCTGCTTATTAAAATAAAAAGGTTTAATTAACCGATTTCTTTTTTAGCTGCGCCGTTGTAGTCAGAACATGCTAGTCCACGTCTTGTCAACATGGTTTTTACACCTCTAACAGTTTTTCCAATTTCATCAGCAATAGCTTCAACAGTCATTCCAGCGATATCTAAATCTGCTAAAACGTCAGTTTTGCTTGAGCCTTTTGTTTCTTTTTGTTTTGGAATAGCGTTGATGTCGCCACTTCTAAGTAAAGAAAGAGCTTTACCTCTGATTGAATTTACAGATTTGCCTAATGCGTCTGCGATTTCTTCTACGAAAGATCCACCGTTAACCATTTCTACAAATGTGCTTTCTTCTTCAGGAGTATAAGTTCTAACTGTTTCTACTTTAGGAGCTGGTTTTACATGCTCTGTAAGTTCCATAGAAAGAATTTTTCCTTGAATTGATTTAGCAGAAAAGTTTCCGCCTTCAAAGTGTGATGCAATTTCTGCATATGTGTAAGAGCCTGAGTTATCGCTAACGAATGCTCTTAGAGTTGCTTCTTGTTCTTCAGAAAAAGATTTAGAAGCTGATGCTGAAGCTAGTTCAACGTCATATCCCATTTTTCTCAATTTGCTTGATACTGAACGAGTTGATGTTTCTAGTTCATCAGCTGCGTTAGCAACAGTAGCTTGAGAGATAGGGCTTTCAGAACCAACAAAATCTGTTAATTGTTGAGTTCTTTCGTCTGTCCATTTTGGTAATGCCATTTTAATTATCCTCTAATAATGTTTTTATATTACTATATATTGTTATTCCCATTTGTTTTGCTTTATTGGTTTTTGCACTTTCAATACCACTCTCATTTAAAACGAGAGTAACATCTTTCGTTAAATTATCCTTAACTGCAAAGCCGTACTTTTCTAATACTTGTTGAGCGGCTGCTTTAGTTGGATAGCTTTTCAACTTTCCTGTGATACAAACTGTTCCCTTAGTGTCAGTTGGACTGACCTGTATTTGCTTTTTACAAGTAAAAGAAAAGGGTAAGTTATAGTATTCTTCGAAATGGAAAGTGTTTACTAACCAATCAATAAGATTCGACGCCGCTTTCGGACCCAGACCTGCTTCTGTACATATCTCTAGGGTTATCTCACTTAATGATGAGATGTGTTTCGCTAATTTATTTGAAGCACTTGAGCCAATCAGCGGTATCGAAAAAGCTGGAAGTAGAGTTATAAGGTCGACACTCTTTGATTTTTCTATCTCATTGTGTAGTTTCGTACCTAATTTCTCTGATCCCAATAAATTTGATATCTGCTCTTGGGATAACGAGTAGATATCATTGTAAGTCTCAAGACCAAGTTTTTCTATAGTCGAAGGACCTAGACCTTTGATCTTGATTGTTCGTGCAAAGTGTTCTAATTTCTTTGCTGACTGTGCAGGACAAAGACTGTTGCGACAAAATAGTTGATCGTTTACAAGTTCCAAATCACTGTTACATGCTGGACAATTTGTTGGCGGTACTATCTGTCTCAAAGTTTTTCTTTCTCCTAAATATGAATATATTATATCAAACGAATAACCAAAAGTCAAGATTTATTTTTTGGAAAGTACGTTAATATTTTTGAATCTATGTTAAAGCACTCCGTATGCCCACCAAACTTTTGTTTTGGTTTATAACTATCGTGCTTAAACTGTTCATGAAGGGACTGCTCGATTTGCCAGCAGTTATAGATTGTATCGTGGTAGGTTCGTTGTATACGCAAATCGTATCCTTTAAATCCACGACTTCTTTTAATTACGTGCCGCCAGTCTTTACCACTAGCGATTCCGACTTTGATGCACTCGCGCTCAAAGGTTTTTTGATTGACTAAAATGACTCCATACAATACACCTTCTCTTTCTTTTTCTTCAGGTCTATTATTAAAGTAAGTTTGATTATATACTCCACTCACCACTTTAGTCCGTTTTCAATGGCATATCTACATCCTTGATAGAAGTCTCTATCTTCTTCAGATATAAAATGCCATTTATAATTTATTGAATACATCTTTTCTTCAACTAATTCGGGATGAGTAAGATGCATTTGTTTGTTCATCATTTCTTCCAGTTCATCAAACTGTTTTGTAATTTTTGCTTTGTATTTTTCTACTTCTGAACTCATAGTCCTTTATCAATTAGATAAAAAGCAATTATCATAAATGCTACTGAAGATATTTGAAACATTGAGCCAAGCGCTACTGTAGTTAAGACAGTCTTAACTGTTTCTTCATAACTAGGAGCTTCATTTATCCACTCCTCTATTTCTTCAGGTGTTGCATCTCTTGCACCATTTCTAAAATTTAATTCAGGTTGTGTACTCATTCTGTTTGTGCTTTTCCTTGTCGAGCCATCAACTCTCTATGAGTGATTTTATTCTTCATTAATTTACGACCATGCAAAAATGCTTGTCTTGTTGCATGATTCATTTGTTCTGATTTCGTCATTGGTTTTATTTGTTTCTTCTGTTTGGGTGGAAATAACCACTCTATTATTTTAATTCCCATTTGTTACAGGTTTCCTCTGAAAGCACAAATCCTATGTGCTCACTGCTTACCTTACACCATCCTTCTGATAGTGTAGGAGTAATTTGATGAACCTCTTCAAAGAATTTACACTCTCCACAAGGGGCTGCAGGCATGGGTTCGAATCGTCTAAGTTTTATTTTCTTCAAAGTTTTTTATATGTCCTACATAATTCTCAGCTGCATCTTCTGCGTATGATTCACTATGCCCTTTGTAGGTTTCAGATTTTACAAAGCTCTCTACATCATCTATTGTTTCATAAAAATCACAACCAAAAGTTTTATCTTTATATAAAAATACTTCTGCTCTTCTTTTTACCCCTATGTAAGTATGCATATCAACACGCCCAGCTTTGTCAAGTGTTTCTTCATAAGTACACTCACAACTATGTCTCGGTTTACCACAGACTTCACATTCTATTGCTAAATACATTCTTCTATCCTCTGTATTGTACTGACCTCTATGTCAATTGTTTTATTATTATCTACGTCTATTACTATTATTTTATCAGATGTACTCTGAAATGCTTGTTTAATTGTGCATTTAATAGTGTGAGTTTTATTACTTGTAAGAGATTTAAAAGTTACTAACTTTTCTTTTTTCCATAAAGCTCTATGAACTTCTGCAAAACTCATTTAACAAGTGACTCGTATTCTGTATATCCTCCGACTTTTTCACCATCTACAATGATCTGTGGAAAAGTTCTTGCACTAGGAAAAGTTTCCATAAACTCTGGAAATTCAAAGTCGATTCCTAACTGTTTATAAGTAAACTCATGTCCTTCTCTTTCTGCTAAACCTTTTGCTTTTGTACAGAAAGGACACTGTTCTTTACCATAAATTTCTACTATCATTAATCTATTCTCGCTACTACTTGAGGAATAATTTCCCCTGCTCTAATTACTTCAACCATACACCCAATCTCAAGACCGAGATCTTCTATAATTCCAATGTTGTGTAAGGTTGCTCTTGAAACTGTTGCTCCCCCAATTTCTATAGGTTCTAATATTCCTACTGGGGAAACATTTCCTGATTTACCTACTTGCCATACTACATCAAGTAGTTTTGTTACTATACCTGTTTGTTTTGTTTTCTTTGCAAATGCGCCTCGAGGATGATGAGAAGTATATCCCAATTTTTCGAAAGCGTCATTATTAATGATTCTCCATACTTCTCCGTCTTGGGGAAACATAGGATAATTACTATCAATAATTGTTTCAAATCCACACTGATTCAGAAATTCCATATCTTCAAGAAAATCTTCTGTTGGATATGGTTGTACACCATACGCAATAAAAGTTAGGTCTCTTTGCTGAAACTCATTTGAATCGTGTAAACTTAGCGCACCCGCTGCATAGTTACGACTATTCTTAATCGTTGCTGGGGCTACTACTTCTCCAGTGATCTGAAGTATTTTGTGATCCACTGTAGGTATAAATTTAGGAATGAGGAATCTCATATTAGGAGTAATGTCAAGACCTTGCTTGCCATCTCCTCTTGTTAAGGCGAGAGATAACTCACCTTGGATGTATTGGAGACTTACTGCGGCTCCATCTAATTTAGGAGTAACTGTAACAGGCTCATTTCCATAGTTTGGATGTTCTTCTATACTGTATGCTTTTTGCAAAGAATACATAGGAAATGCGTGAGGGTATCTTGCATCTTTAGAATTAAGACTATGTCCTACTGCATTTACTACACCTAGTTGTTCTTCGAGTCTGTCATAAGCCTCGTCTGACATAATAGGTTTGCCATTATAGTAAGAAAAACGTGCCTGATTTAATAATGTCTCTAAATTTTTCATATGTATATTATACTAAAATTATAAGGACTTGTCAAGAATTATTTTTATGGTAGGTATATTTGATCGAGTATTTCCTTAAATTCCTGCTCAAGAATGGTTTTGCTTTCTGCTAGGGATAGTATTTCAACTAATCCTTCAAATAAATTTCTACTATTGTCAAAGTCAATAGGCATTGTTATACCTTCTTTGGTAGGTTTCCATTCTTCTTCGAAATCTAAATAATACTTTCGGAGGGAAAGATATTCGACATCACGAAAGGTAGAAACAACTAAACGAATTTGCTCGTACTCTGTTTCCTGAATTACTTTTTCGTACATTGAGGGTGCGGATAAATCAATCATTCCTAATCACTCGGTTTAAAGGTACGATACTCGTAACATTTTCAGGCACTAAAAGTCTATAGGAATCAGTATCCCAACAGAATAATAATAGTGTTCCATTACTTTCTTTTGCTCTGTTTCTTTTCTGACGAATATATTCTGTAGAAAAGTCTGCTGTGCAAACATTGTATTTTAATTTTCTGGAGTTTTGACTTCTGTAAGTAATTACAGCATCTCCAACTTCTTCGAGTCTTTTCTTAAGCTCTTCTTTTTTCATTATTTCTCCAATTTAGTCTAACAAAAATTGTTTTGTATTGCTGAATTGTCGAGGTCATGAATAAAAGATGCAAAAAACCAAGACAGCCGAAACTGTCTTGGTAAACTACTATTTTTTAAACTACTTGTTTAGGTTTTCAATAACGTTAGCAAAGTATACAGCTGCCTTACCAGTAAGTTTAGATACGATAGCTTCGTCAACTTCTTGACCTGCATCACCTAAAACTGAAGTAAGTTTAGCTTGAGCATCTGCTACAGAAACTCTACCGCCGCCTGTTGATGTACCACTTGTACCTTTAGCTGCTGGAGTTTTCTTTACATATACGCCTGCTTTTGTTAATATCATTCGAACCCCGTTTGGAGATTCGCCAAGGTGATCTGCAATCTCCTTAACTACTTCCATTGATGTTTCAGGGGTGGGTTCGCTATCCTGATACATTTGTACTGCTTCTGCTTTAGATTCATCTGTCCAAGCCATTCTTTTTCTCCTGTGTGTGTTTTGGATCCATGTGTTGTTCCATACGGGTTTCCAACCTGTTCGGTCGTACTGTTGCGTATAAAATCTATCACTCATGTATGTCCTTAATTAAATATAACTATATTATATCGAATTTGAAACCATCTGTCAAGAAGTATTTTTTGGTATCTAAAAAGAGTTCCTACTTTGAAAAGTACTTAATAATCATTTCAATCTTTTCTTCTGCTGCAGCGACTTTTTCTATCTGTGTCTCGATAGCTTCTACTACATCTGGATGCTCTCCAATACCAGCCGCCATCTTCTCATACACTCTAATATTTGCAAGTGCAACTGCGATTTCACCTTCTAACTTTTTGATTAGGGCTTTTAATAAATAACTCATAAATATCCTTTCTCTTTTAGTTTGTCTTTTACCCACTCAACGCCATAATAACCTAACGCCGCCCAAATAGCTAAGTTAAGTAAAAATAACCCGATAGTTGTGGGTAGTGTAAAAATAAATTCTATCATTTTTTGTGTTTCTCCTCCCAGTCTTTGACTGCGGCTTGGATTGTTTCTTCTGCCAACACACTACAATGTAGTTTAATTGGTGGCAATTGTAAAGCTTCTGCTATATCTTTGTCTTTTATTTCTAATGCTTCGTCAAGAGTTATACCTTGTAGCATATCTACAAACATAGAAGAAGATGCGATTGCACTTCCACATCCATAAGTTTTGAACTTGACACCAAGTATACGACGACTGTCAGGATCTACTCTTAATTGTAGTTTCATAACATCTCCACAAGCAGGCGCACCCGTCATTCCAGTTGCTACTGTTGGATCGTTGGGATCAAATCTTCCTACTGAAAATTGTTCAGGACTATTTAATACTCCTTCGAATCTATCTACTACTTCTTTACTATATGCCATGTTAGTCGTCTAGTTCTTTGTCATAAGACTTTGGACCATCTTCTTTTAAGTGTCTATCAGACGCATAATATGAGCCTTCTTTTTCGGGATCATAGTCCCAGTGTTTATCTTTCTTATCCATTATTTTTCCAAAGCTCTGTCGCAAAATGCAACTATGAATTGTTTTGAAGCACTATTTGAAAGTGATATTGGAAACAGCAAAAGTGTACCTACACCAAATGCTGAGACAGCAACAATCCATCCTAAAAATTCATTTCTTACTAATACGCTTTCACTTCCTACTGCTTTTAAAAACTTGATTGAAGGATAATATAATTTTGCAAGTGATATTATCCAAGCAGAAATATAAAAAGCTATAAAGTATTTCATAAATATTGTTGTAAGTGTTTTAAACTTCCTAGATCGTATGCGAGTCGAGTAGCATTATGCCCTGCATTGCGTACTAATCCGAAGTAAGGCGATTCACACTCTGCCATTTGAATTTCCCAAATATGGTACATTTTACTACCATATTTTTCTTCATAGTTTGTTTGAGTACTATTAATTTCTTTTTGCACTATAGCAATACAATTGCCTCGTGCTGACCACACTCTTTCACCTGCCTCAAACTCCTCTGCTACA